AGATTAGAACAATTTGCAAAAGTAGCAGAAAAACTCCTATTTCCTATAGATTGAAAAGTTATATCTATATTATCAACATTTTGTAAATTTTCACAACCTACAAACATTTCAGCAAAACAAAAACCACTTAAATTATTCTCATTAATTATCATTTTAGGAATTTTTATCAAAGAAGTACAATTTTTAAACATTTTAGAACAACAATAACTTTTTGTATTAGTAAATAATAAATCTGGTGCAGTATATAAAGCTTTACAATCTTTAAACAAATGCATAAATAATTTGTCTTGTTCAATTATCGTTTTTATATTTTGGTAATTTACAAGATACATTATATTTCCATCACATTTTGTTTTTACATTATCGTTTAAAAGTTTAAACTTTGTGCTTTCATTTTCAACTTCATCTCCAATTCTATTATTTGTTCCTCTAAAATAAACTTTTGTATCTCCACCAAAAGTTATTTGAGAATCTGATACATAATTTTGAAAATTTATACCATCTAAAGAATATTCAAAAGAAGTATCATAAAATAAGTGACATTGTATTGTTTGTTGTTCATTAGGATTTAATGTACTAAAACATATAGCTCTTATTTCTTTTTTACTTGCAACAGTTTTTAATAATCTTCTTCTAAAAGATATATTTTTATTCATAACTAAAATTCTGCTAATATTGCTAAATTATCAACAATAGACAATTGATAAATTTTATTTGCATTAAGTGTAGGGGTTTCTCCATTAAGCCAACTTAATCCATTAGGAAAAGTTATTGTAGGAACTGTATTACCTATCGAAAATTGAATAAGATATTCATTTAAAATAGTATTATCTTCAGGAGCAACTAAAACAAAAGTAGTATCTTGACTTATTTCTCCTAAACTATAAAAAATATTAGGACTAAATCCATCTTGAGGAATAGATGTTACTTTCGGAATTTCATTTGCAACTCCTGCTATTGCATCAGCTAATTCTTTTAATGTATCTAATTCTTCAGGAGCACCATTTATTAAATTATTTATAGATTGATCTATTTTATCTTGTATAGATTCTTCTACTTCTTTTGTTTTTTTTAATATTAAATTTAACAATTTAATTCTTTCGTGTTCGTATATTGTATTTTTTTCCATTATTCTTCTTTATCTAAATTTTTGTAATCTATTTTTATTAATTTACAAAGAGGTTTAATAACCCAATCCCAAGCAACAGGTGCAAGAATTGAACTATTAAGAAGTATTTGTTTATCAATTTCAGTATATTTAATACAAATGAAATCAAAACCTATCGTAACTATAATTGTTGCAATAATTTTAAATAATTTTTTAACTTGTTTTTTAGTTATACTCTCAATAATTTTGATAATGGCATAAGTAATAATATTTACAGATATTACAAAACCAAAATCAAAATTATTGAGAATAAAACTTCCTAATTCTTGAATCATTTTAAAATATAATTATACTGCATATATTATTATATAAAAATATATTATATTCTCATAAACATATGTTGCAAAATTTTTCGATTTTAATTAATCTCCAACACGAAAGTATTGTTTCCTAATTCTTCTGCAATTATAGCAACATCTTCACTACTAAGAGCCTCATTAACATTAGTAAATGTATAATCCTGAAGATTACTAGCAAAATCTATTTTTAATCTGTATTCTTTAGCATTAGTTGATTGATATGTTTCTGCTATTACTCCAATCCTCGGTTTATTAAACACATCTATTGTATTATCAGTATATAAAAAATGTATTGGTTGTCCATATGCTCCGAGAGTAAAATCTCGTACATTACTCTTAAAAAATGTCATTAATTCAGACATACTCCTAAAAACCATTCCAGGTATACTATTTATACTTCCATGATTTCCAACATAAACCGCATCTGCTCCAAATAATCCGTTATCATTAGAATTTCCTCCTTCACCAGATTCTCCACTATTTCCTTTAATGGCATCTCTAATTGCATATAATGCTCTAATAAATTCTTCTGCGACTTTCATAATATTTGTTTTTTTTTTATAAATAAAAATTAGTTAGCAAGGAGAACTTTTACATTCTCCTTGCTAACATTAATTAATAAATTAGAAACCTAAATTAAAAAGAGGATTGTACGGAGTTCTTGCAGTAGCTCCAGAACCAACAGTAAGTTCAGCTACTTCAATAGGCTGGAAATTACCATTCATATAAGAAACAAGAATAGCATCAGCAGCTTTACGAGCAGCAGTTTCAGCCTGAACATAGAGAGGAGTTGTAGCAGCTGCAACTTCAACTTTAGCATTAATTTGATTAATCTTTTCAAGTAAAGAGTCAGTAATATCTCTCATACTCTTATAATCATCAAATCTCCTATCTTGCATAGCGAGAGCATTTTCATAAAATTCACGAGTAGTAACAAAAGGACTCATTTGAGGATTCATCATACCTTGTCTATTTCCACCAAGACCGAAAAGTCCCATAGAACCAAGAGCAAGAGCAGTACCTGCAATTCCTAAACCAAGAGCAGTATTAGCAGTACCTTTACCGGCAAGACCATTCATTTTGTCAGTCATAGCACTCATTTCACCGTTTTCCATAACTAAAAAGATTTAAAGAGTTAAACATTTGATTTTAAAATTAATTAAATAAATATATTAAATTTGGCCAAATTTAATAAATTATTCTATAGTCCAACTATCATTTGATTTGATAGTTATATTTTTTGTTTCTCCTGTATAATCAAAATAAGAATAGATTTCCTTTTGAGGATTATTTAAATCAACTTTTGTAATTTGTCCATCAACAACTATATTAATATATGCATAAACAAAATTACAATAAAGAGTTAACATATTTCCAAAAGGAATATTTTCTTCAATAGTATTTATTGGAGAAGGAGTAGTATTTAATTCAGCTTCTATATGCAATCCTTCAACTTCTTCATTTATATAGTATCTTAAAGCATGATCTTGACTTAATCCTCTATTATTAGGAACATTAACATTAAGTATATCTCTTACACTAAAATCAAATTCATTATCAGTATTATAACTTATATCTCCCTCTACCATATTATAAACATATAAATTAGGAGAATTTATAGTTTCATTATTTAAAGTATAAATAGGTTCATTTTCAACATTCATTAATATATTAGTATTTTTATTAAACGAACCTATACAAGATACAATTCTATTATTATAAGTAGTAGTAAATAATATTAATTCATTCTTAGGAACAACAAATTTATATTGATAAGCATTATTGGAACCAACATATGAAGAAGGACAAGATCTATAACTTGTTAAACTGTAACCCATTGGAACAGGAGCATCATATATTGTCATTCCACCTTGATTAGTCATAGAATCAACTATAGTTCCTCTATGTCTAAAGTTTCCAAGAAGAGTAACTTCTACAGTATCTACTTGAGGAGCAGCACCCATTGTAACAGTTTTACTTTGACTAAAATTAACATTATCTACATGACCATTTCCACCATAATATCCGTTTTTCAAAACAAGATAATAAACATTTGCTCCTCTATTTACTTCTTTTCTATATCTGTTTCCAATTAAATTTATTCTATCTGCTTCTGTAAACAAAGAATTTCCTTCTTTAATATAAACAGCATCAGGAACTATTTCTTCTTCACTTATATTTTGTATAGGATAGAGAACAAAAGAACATTTAGGAGTTTGCATTATAACATCTAAATGCAATACATTTCCTTCATAGTTAGATTCTATATTTATTACACTTGTAAAATTAGGATAATTGTTGCCCCATCTGTTATAATAATCATAACCTTCTTTTGTAATTAATAATTTAACATCAGTTCCTTTTTCAGCAACTCCACCAAATCTTCCTATTTCTACACCCCATTCAGAAGAAAGATTATCAACAACTTCGTTTATATCGGCTTGAGTTATAGTTTTGTTATCTTCTTGATTTACACCTTTAAGTTGTAATTTAACAGTAACAGTACTTGGATCTATATCTTCATTAGTATCTTTATCTTTTATAGAACGAATAGAAAATAAAACATTATTATTAACATTAGGTTGCTCTTGTACTAAAGTAACAGAATCTTCTGTATTTCCACTTATAACATTTGATTCTCCTTCTTGAGTAACATAACCTTGTTTACTTACTCTCCAGCGAACAGTGCTTCCAACTTGAACATAAATAGTTTTATTAGGATATTCTTCATATTGTCCTGATGTATAAAATTCTACTTTTGCATCAGAAGGATTAACATTTAATTTGTAAGTATAAGAAGTAATTGGAGCAAAAGGATCTAATGTAAGATTGGAATAAGATTTATTTCCATCCATTAATATTGTTCCGTTAGAATCTCCAGGAGTAAAATCTCCTGCTCCATGAGGAATATATTTTGTAGCATATCCATCTTTAGAATATTTTATAGTAATTCTGTGACCAGCTCCTATTTGTTGATATAATTCTCCATATGCGACATATAAATTTCCATCAGTATAATCGTTAACTTCTATCTTTGCATCAGAAGGATTTAACATAGTTACACTAAGCAAATATTTACTTGGCGCAGCACTATATTCAACATCAACTATTAAATTAGGACTCGCAGTAAACGCTCCTATAGTAGGAAGTTGTCCATCAAGTTCTACTCTATAATTATAAGAATTTCCATTAACAAGATTTTCTACAGTAAAAGGAGAACCAGTTCCAATATATTGATTATCAATAAATACTTGAGCTCCATTTGCTAATTGTCCATTAAGAGTAGTTCTTATTACAACATCTACATTTTCAACAATTTTAGTTAAAGTTACTTTAACGGGATTTTGAGTAACACCTGCTATAATAGCTAAAGTAGAACCATCACTTAAAGAAGCAATTTCGTATCCATCAGCTTCTATAACATATCCAACTTTTGTACCTCTTGTAAAAGAAGAACCATTGTTATAATTAACAACACCTACTTTTAAAGTAACAGAAGCTCCAATTATATCATGATCGTTTTCATCAACAGGTTTTACTATAACATTGTATTTAGGAACTCCTCCAAATACTACGTTTAATTGATAACCATTTGCTATCTGTACTCCAGAATTATAATCAGCCCTTTGTCCACTCGTATCTCTACCAGTAACTACATATTCTGTACCTTTTATAACAGGTATTAATTCTGTTTTCCAATTATCTATATTTATTCCTAAAACTGGAACAATAAGATTTAATTTCCAAGTATTAAACGATTCATCGTTTTCATCTTTTACAGTTCCTAAACTAATATTGACTACTTCAAAATTAACTTCCCAATCATAATTATTGGTTATAACAACATCTTGTACAACTTCTTTTCCTAAATATTTAGCATAAAATGTTACAGTTTCTCCATTAGGAACATCTTTTTCTTCATTAGCTGTAACACTTTCTCCATCAATTTTCCTTATTATATCAGAATTTCCAGTTATTACATTATTAACTTTAGTAACTATTTTAACTTTATAAGTCTGAACATTTTCAGCTTGTTGTAATATTTGGAAAGATTTAGAAACTTGTTGACCAGATTTATTTTCAGCTATAATTGTAAAATTATAATTTCTTTTAAAAGAAGTATTGTTTTCAGAAAGATTTAATTTAAAAGATATATCTTGTTCTCCATGATGACTTTCTTCAACATCTGTTATACTTTGACCACCATTTGCATCATTAACACTTTGAGCCCAAGAAGTAACAAGACTTATGGCTAAATCGCCATATATTCTTATTTTATAAAAAGTTGCTTTAAAATTTCTTACAAATTCTTGAGCTTCATAAAAAGCAGAATAATCGTTTTCAACTCCTTTTATAATCGGAACTTCATCAGAAACAGATTCAAAAGAAAGATTTATTAAAAGATTTTTTGTTACATTTATTCCAATTATAACATCATAACCCTCTTCTACATTAATTGTTCCTACAGAGGAAGTTTTAAGTTTATAACCTTCTTTAACAGGTTTAACTTTTATAACACTTCCAACTAATACATTTTGAACAGTATTCGAACCATCAGAATTTAATAACAATCCATCAGATGTATAAACATATGTTAAAACTCCAGCTATATTAGAAATTATATTTATAGTAGTAGTTTCTTCTATAGGTATATCAGAATCTAATATAAAATTATAATTAAAAGTATCTTGATTTGTTTCAGCAGAAGTTAAAATTTTTGTAGTCGGTTTATACCCCGTAGAGGAAGCATCAGGAGTACCTATTATAGTAACTTGTTTTCCTTTAATTACTTGGAAAGTTTTATTTCTATAAACATTTCCATCTTCATCTGTTGCAACTATTGTTACATTTTCAGGAACAGTAACTATATTTATAGTACAATATTTGTTACCAGTATCGTCTCCGCCTCCATCATCTCCTCCATCATCTCCTCCATCATCTTGACCTCCTTTTCCTTTTATAGTAACAGCATAAGGTTGCCAATATTCTTTATTGTCTATATCTATTCCTCTCGGAACAGCTTTTTTAGAAATAAAAGCTCTTATCTTAACCATATTAAATATATTGTATTGTTAAACTTATCGGCTGCCAATATTCTTCATTGGTTAACTCTATATTTTTTGGAACAGCTTTTTTAGAAATAAAAGAATTTATAATAGTATCTATTACTTTATATACTATACAAGCTTTAGGATATTCATTTCTATTATCGTGTTCATCTCCGCAACTAACAGCTGTTCTTCCTAAATTTTTTTCATATGCTTCCATATTAATTATTTACTATATAATATCCTGTGTATCCATATAAACTTCCATGCTTATCATCAGAACTTTCATGAAATTCAAATCCTATACGAGCTCCTGCATCAATACTATTTATTCTAATTTTATAAACTTGTTCTCCATCAACGGTATCAAAATTGGAATTGTAGTTAACATTTCCTCCTGTAACACTAATTCCTCCACCGGTTCCCATTTTAACTCCAGTTCCACTTATTGTTTTAAAATATAAAGTAATCCAAACACCTAATTGCGGAGTTACATACATTACTTTGTTCCAATTAACTTTATCAGTAGAAAGTTTAAATACAGGAAGCAAATCTTCATCAGTAAATTCAAAATAATAAGAATCGTCTGTTCTTACATTTGCAAATACTTTTTCTTTATCTTTATATTCTTCAACATGAGCTACTATTTTTACATATCCGTCATAATCTACTATAACAGAATTGTTTTCTATAGTAACAGGATTATTGTTTTCATCAAAAGCTGTAAATAAACAATTTTGTTTATTGCTCGAAAATGTTATATTAGAACGAATTTTATCTTCATCTGTGAAATTTATTTGAACAGTTTGATTAGCTCTTACATTTGTTAAAAATTCTGTCTGATCATAATAACCTTCTTTTTTAACAATAATAGCTGCATCTTGTCCTTCATAAATTTCTGCTATTGAAGTATTAACCTCATTTATAGTACAAGAATCATATTCAAGATTACTTACAACAGTTATGACATATTTTGTCATAATTTTATCTGCATCCGTAAATTCAATCAATATATTCTTATTTTCTCTAATGTTTGTAACAGTTTGCTCTTTAGGATAATAACCAACAGGTTCTGCTTTTATAGAAACATTTTCTCCCCAATATACCTCTATAGAACTTTGCTCTCTATTATTAATATATATTTTTGTATTGGGGACATTAGAAGCAACATTTACGATATATTTTAATCTATCTTCTTCTCCAAATTCTATATCATCAACATAATCTTCTTGTATATTAGGAATCGTAACGGTTTTTGTTCTATAACCTTCTTTTTCAAGTATTATAGTAACATTAGAACCTTTTGTAACTTTTTTAGAAGTTGTAACTTCTCCATTAATAGTTATTTTAGCTCCTTGATTATTTATAACTTGAACTAAAACTTTTTCATTTGAAGGAGTGTCTCCTCCTCCATCATCGTCAGAACCATCAGTGGTATAAACTATAGAAAGTCTTTCATATTCTTTTTTGTTATCCCACTTACCTTCTATAGAAGGAATGGTTTTTCCTAAATCTCTTAAATATCCTTCTACTTCATTCATATTTTATATTCTATAAATACTTTTAACAATCAAATCTAATTGTTCATCAGTTATCTTCTCAAAATCTCTTGCTCCAGAACTTTCATTCAATATTTTAGCATATAAATGACCTTGCTTAAAATTTTCATTTGTTTCTTCTATATGAACATAAAATTCTATATAGTTTCTACAAGTTAAAGTTCCAAAAATGTGACCTTTTTCATCAATAGGTTCAATTGTACCATTAAGTTCCGGTATATAATCGGTTTTCTTATATATAGTATCTAATTGAGCATTAATATAATTAATGAGAAGATTAGCTTCTTTTATTCTTCCTATTTCATAAGCCGCTAATGCAGCTTGAAACATATTCCAACACTTAATTATACTCTTGTTATTTCCTTTACAGGCAGAATCACATTCTTTAATTGCATCTTCTCCATAATCTGCCATATATGTTAATAACTTATGATAAGTACAAGCATAATCTATTGGAATTTCCAAATATATAAATCCTTTTGTATCTTTAATCATAAGTCAATCTTCTTCTAATATATTCTAAATTTTCTTGAGCATTGTCATTTAAAACATTTGAAGAACTCATAGTTTTATATACAACACCCTTTAAAAGAGTTTTAACAAAAGTACATTCAGTATTTATGAATCCAACTCTTTCAGATATAATTTGTTTTATACAAGCATCAACAAATGTATGTCCAAAAGCATCAATATTACCTACTTTTGTCATTTTCTAAAAATTTCTTACTAACATAAGATATATAGTTGCTAACTCTTAAATTAATTTTATTATGAACATTATATATTCTACTTTCTTTAGTATTATCTTCATCAAATATTATATTTTTTAAATCAGAAACTATCTGTTCTTTCCATTCTTCACTTATATAATCTGCTATGTTATGATTATCAAAATTATAAAGCAACAATTCGTTATAAACAATAGCAAATTCAGAATATACAGTATTATGTATATTATCAATTATATTTTCTCTATTGCTTTTAACATTGTTGCTTATTATTGTAAATATTGCAAATTTTGAAATAGAATGTGCCATAGCTTTAAAAGAAGAACGGATAGCAGCAGCACATTTATCATCTTCTTTTTCAATAATATCTTTTGTTATTTTCTTTAAATATTCATTAAGATTGTTAAAACAATCTAATATTTCAGCATTTACTTTTATACTTTTTTTAGAAATTTCTCTTTCTTTTTTATTATCAAGATACTTAGTAACTAAAAAAGCAATTAAAATTATAAGAGTAGGAACTATACCATATTGAAAACTATCTAATAAAATTTCCATAATACAAATAAAGGTTGTTAACAATCAAATATAATTTAATCATTAACAACCTTTATACAATCAATATTGTTTAACCAGCTATTTCTCTACTTATATCCATTAAATCACTACATACTGTTTCAAATGTATCAATAGCAGCACTTCCAGTAGGGAAAGCAACTTGAACTATTTGATGAACAACTTCATCTCTCGTTTTCATATCACGAGGTTCTGCAAAACGAAGAGTGAAAATTGTATAACCAGCATCAGTAGCTTTAGGAGTAGCAAGAGGATCGAGAGGATAATTAGGATAAAGAAGTTTCAAATCGTCCTGATAAGTATATTCAAAACCTGCATCAGCAGCAGCTTTATTAGCAAGGTCAATAATATATTCTGCAGAACCATAAGGTTTCATAACATTGACCATATTCTCAACAGGAGTATCAATTAACTCATCCGCAAGAACAATATTATAATCAACATTATCTTCTTTACCTTGAATAGTAATGGTGGCATCGGAAACTGTAGCAGTAACATCAGCACCGATATTATCATTAATAACTTTTGCTAACTTAGTAGCAACAGTAGCAGGAGTATCAGAAACTTTACTATGAACAGTAGCAGTCCATTTGTTTCTTTCATTAAAAAGTTTACCTTTCTTAACTATAATTGCAGTATAATCAAGAAAAGGATCAACATCAGTAATAGTAAATTCTGCACTAAATTTACCAGATTTGCTATTATCAAAAACACCTTTTACAAAAGAAAAATGATTCTTGTGAACAGGAAGAATAACATTGCCCATATCTTCATCTTTGCGAACAAGAACAAGATGAAGTTCTCCTTCTACAAGATCATCAGCAGAACTAACAAATTGCATCTTTCCAGATGTTTTATCAATATGAGCAAAACCTACATTACCATAAGAAGTGTTACCTGCAACATCTCCAGTGGGATAAGCAGTACCACCAAGTAAAAATTGTCTCATTGTTTTATATTATTGTTTAATATTTTGCGTAGTAGAACCAACAGAATTAAAATACTTTTGAACAGCTAATTCGACAATATCTTTATGAAGATGAACAGGTAAATCACAATTTACTGCTTCTTCTGTAAGATTTTTGTCATCATCTACAACATATTTTACTGTATTTGGAACTTTTATATAACGAATCTTCAATCTTTCGAGATATACATTTTTGCCTGTATAAACTTCAAATTTATATTCGTCATTAATTTCATCTACAGCAACTACAGTAATTATTGGATATCTTCGAGATGCACGATTTAAATAATCATCAAGTGTTTCCTCAACTCTATCAGGTTCAATAAATCTACAATGTCTAAATCTCCCATCTCCTTCATAATTTACAACAAAGTCATAAAGATAAAGAATTTTATCTTTAGATTTATAAGAGATTAGGTTAGTATTATCATCACTTTGACTTCGTAGTAAAAGAGATTCTTCTTTATAAAGAGTAGAAAGAGAATTAATAGGAGAAACAAAAGAACTTTGCGTCAAAATCTTTTCCTTATATATAGTCTGAGTATTAACTCTTAATAAACTATTTACAGTTTCAATAATCGAAGCATTTATGTATCCATCTATTGAATGAGGGAGTATGCCACGAACTCTCTCTATTCCCATTTGTTGACCGAGAAGTCGAAACAACTCGTGCATCTCTTTAATATCCATATTACATAAGTTTTAATTTGTTATAATAAGCTGTTACAGCTGCATTATTTTCCGGATTCTTAAACCAATTAACAGCTTCATTCATATTTGCTCCAATGAACTCACCCGTAGAGGAACTGATATTTTGAGTGTTCGGTAAACGCATAAGTTCACCACGAGCAATTAAAGTTTCTATGACACCAACAAGTTTAATATCTTTATTGAAGAAAATCTTGTTAAACTTAGACGGTTGTTCTGTACTAAATTTATCAAGTCTGTCTTGTTTTTCCGTTTCATCGAGAGCAAGAGAAGTAAGAATAGGCATACCAGTTGATGCACAATAAGCAATAAATACTGCATTAAATAGTTCATCATCATTAAGACAAGATAAGTAATTAGCTTTAGCTTTATTAATTTCAAGTCTTTGTTTAGCAGCCTTTTCAGCTTCTTTCTTGTTATCTTTGAAATAGAATCTAACATTTTTATCTCCATTGATAAAAGCTATATCTTTAGCTATATCGTTATAAAGCAAACAATGGCGATACATCAAATAATCCTCAACATTCTTCGGATAACCAACGAGGTATTTCGTAGATTCAAGTTCATTTAACTTATTAATCTTATCCTTAAGTGCTTCCCGAAGTTTACTTAAATTCTGTCGAGGAACAGCGTCATATTCTGCATTAATAGCATCTTCTTTAGCTTTTATCTTATAATAATCTCGTTTAGTATCATATCTAAAACTTATATCAAAAGTTTTACCTAATTCATTGACAGGAATTTGAATATTATTGAAATATTGTTTAACTCTTGTAACAAAATTATCATTATTACTTGCAAGACCAATAATAGCCGGCATATATGCCTCAATTTCCCCTTTAGAGGAAGATAGTATTCGAGATGAACTAATAGAAGAACCAATATAATCAGTTTTCTTAGGCATAACCTTTTCATTAGCTCTTCTAAAATCTGAATAATTCTTAACTAATGCAACAGTAACACTTCGTTCATCAGTATAAGGCATATCCAACTCTTCATCTTCCTTTACGGGCGGAACAACAGGAGCTACATTTTCTTTACTTTCTTCATTATCTTTTTTAGGCGTTATTTTTAAACCAAAATTAGCGCTAACACCAGAACTTCCTTCCATATCTCAATTAAGTTTTAAAGAACACACTTCAACATAAACATACGAGTTGCGTTATTAACTTGAAGGCCAATAGAACCTTTAATTTCATAACGGCTCATATCAATTTCGGTAGAAATATAATTGGTGTCCGGAACACCCCAACTTGCAGGAATATCCGTAAGACCTTTAAGAACCTTAGCTTTATAAACTTGATTCTTTTGATGAACCATACGAACATTTTGATTTCCTTCATAATTACTGAAATCAATAAAGCAAGCTTGATGGCTAAACATAGGATAACCACTACGAGGATGAATTTCACCATTTTGCTTTTGCATTTCAGCAACAGTACCTTTATCAAAGAAAGCGCAATGTTTAGCCGTAATAGTATGACCATCAACAGTCTTATATTTACGGAAATAAGCACCGTATTCAAGAGTATTAGGAGAACCTTGAATTTCTTTTTCACCAAGAGGAGTAAGGAAACCATTTTCCTTAGCATCCATTTTCATAGCTTCATCAAAATCTTCAAGGAAACCTTTACCACCCATAAGGACAATCTGCATAGAACCATCATCGGTATCACGAGAAAGAACATCACCAACGGTTCTCTTAATCTTACTTAAAGTAAGATATTCACCATAGGTATCATAATTGCTTTCGCGACAGATTTCAAACATACCAGCAGTACGAGGAATAGGTTTGCCATTATCTCTATCTTTAAGAGCAATTTCACCATTAGCGTTACGATTATATTCAGAAAGCCAAAGTCTTTCCTCATTCATAACTCTCATATGAAGATTAAATTGGCGCATTTCCTCATTAATCCAAAGTCTTGAAGTACCACCTTGAGCATTTTTGAACTCATATTGGCAAATCTGATTAGCAAGATTACCAGCAATTTCTTTACTATAGCGATAGAACTCAAGTTGAGAAGTCATCTTACCAGGCCCCATAGAATTACTACGGTTACCTTTAGAATAAGATTCACTAACAATAGGAGCACCTAAAGCCCAATATTTACCTTCTTGAAGATTTTCATCAGCAACAAATGCAGTAGGATTAGGAGAAGTAAGTTTGAAAAGATAACCATAACCATAAGGAGATTCACCTAAATCCTTCTGAATACGACAAACAGTTTGTCCATCAGGAGCAGTACAAGTATATTGTTCAATAAACCAATGGGTAGCAAAATGAATTTCAAATTCTTGACCACCAACACCTGTAGCACCAGAAACAATTTGACAGTGAGTAACCATATCAGTAAACTTCATTCTGCCCATAACAGGCCAAGTCCACTGAACAGTATCAACTTCAACTGCACCATTACGACCTTGACCCTCAGTCATAAAAGTAAGAGGGAATCGGTCATCATCCATACCATAATTGTAAGTAAGAAAAGCATTAATTTCGACAGGTTTTACTAATTGGAGATATGCAAGAGATTCCTCGTTGCTATAACCTCTATCGTCATATTTACCTCTCGAAATTTCTCTCATTTTATACATAAGACAAATTCGATTTTAAAAAATTAATTAATAACCTAAATCAACATTTTTTCCAGTTTCAGTAGAATTACTCTTAACTTTTATAGTAGTTTTCCTTTCTCTTGTGGCTTTTGATTTAAATTTCAATCTATCTATTTCTTTCTTTGCAATAGCCATATCTACAAGATTAGAATAATTACCTCCACTAAATTTTAAATAAGCTCGAAGAATTTCATCATCACGACGACTCTCTTCAGTTTCCTTCATTAAATCTCTTTGATATTGAGTTAAACCCTCTCTATCTATTCGATAAATATAATTGAAGAAATCATTGGGAGTTGCAGCAATCTTCTTTCCTTCTCGCTCAATAATAATAGTATCTGGAATTTTGTATCCAGCAATTTGTTTACTATCAATAACAGTTTTGACACCTTGCCAATATTTTTCTTGACGTTCTTGTTCTTCTTTTTGAAGTTGTTTTGCTCTTTCAGCAATAGCAGCCTTTTGTTCTTTATCGGCCTCTTTTAAGCCTTCAAGTTCTTCTTCTGCAACACTAAGCAACTTACCGGAAGATTTAAGATAAGCAATATAATCATCTACATTACCTTTCCTATTTTGTTCTTTCCAAGCAAGTCTGATAATAGATTCTTGCTGAGACTCATCGTTATCATTAATATCTATATCATAACTTCTTGCTTCAGAATTAAAACCTTCAGCACTATTACCGTTAGCAACATAATAATCAAGAAAATCTTTAACAATAGGATATTTATCAAATAAAGTATTGATAGTGGTTTCAGCAATTTCTTGCTGTTGAGTTTCTATTACAGCATTAACATACTGTTTAATTCCTTCAGGAGTATTTTCAAATTTAACATCTTTACCGTTTTCATCAGTAATCTCAATGCCTATTGCTTCTTGAATAGCATCAATGTTTAATTCATCTTTTCCATCTTCATCAGACTGTTCCAGAGTTTTAACATAATCTGCTACTTCATCAGCCTTTTTGAAAATTTCTCCTTTTTCGTCAACAAGATTACCATCATTGTCAACTTTATAGATAGTATTACCTATTTCTAATTCAACACCTGGTTTAATTTTATCAATTAAATCAGATTCTTCTCCTTTATTATCATCATTATTTTCGTTATTTTTATTATCATCATTCTTGTTATCATTCTTATTATCATTTCCTTTTCCTAAATCATCTTTATCTTTATCACCAGCTAAATCTTCTTTTTCTTCGTTATTTTTAGCTTCTTCGTTTGTTTCTTCATCCGGAGGAACTATTGTTTGTTGTCCACCAAATCCAAATTCATCTTCAGGCATAACTTTAACTTTTTTAAGATTAATAAATATGTTTTATTTGTTGCAATTATACAATAAAAATCTCAATAATCAAAATTATTATTTTCTATAACAACTCCATTTTTTACCTATTATTATTACTGCTAATAAACCGCTGATATTTTTTGTTTCCAGTCGATTTTCCGGCAATCTGATGCCGTTTCGCTTATGTATCAATAAATTATCCTTTGCGAAAATTAACGCCATTATACAACCCACTATGCCCACTACAACACCTTTATAATAAATAAAGCCGTCCCAGCATAACTGAAACGGCTTATAACATTATTGTTTACTTTTAGTTCTATCATATCTATTTTTATTTTCTTTAGCAATTTTAAGTTTAGTATCAATATCGTGCATTTTAACTCTTCTATCTTGTTCTTTATTATATAAATCAAGCATAGATTTTTCTCTATCAAGTTGATTTTTTTCTCTTTGAACTTGTGCTCTTTTATCTTCAAGTCTTGCTGCACCTTCTTGTTTAAGTTCTTCACTTACACCATTATCATAACTTATCATATTAGAATCAGCTTGTATAAGAGCTATTTGTTCTTTAATATATCCTTCTAATTCAAGAGTTTTTCTATCTTCTTCACCTTTAGCAGCTATCTTTTGCAATTCGAATTCTTGTTTCATTTGCTCAAGTTGCTGGTCAAGTTGTTTCATCTCTTGTTCGTGTAAATTCTTTTGCTCTTGAAACCTCTTTATCAATTTTGCAACTTTAGCTATATTATCACCTTGAATAGCAGCAACAGCCATTTCAACATCTCCATTTTGAGAAGCATTAAAAGCTATCTGACGAAGATTTTGTAATTTCTCTTGTTCTACAATAGAATTTTTAGCTTTAATTACATAATCAGCATAAATATGATTATTTATATTTAAACTTATATATTGAAGTTTACTATTTTCATCTCTAAATGAAGTATCAAGTCCATCAATCCAAGCAAGCTTAGAATAATCCATATCTCTTGCATAATCTCGTTCTCTAAGACAATCCATTATATATTCTATAATAACTGTACCCATAGAACCTCGTGCAATAGCTTCTTGAGTTGTTCCTTTACCAGCAGATTGACCAATTTCTCCATATCTTTGAGGAGTCATATCTGCTGCCATCTTTGCAGAATTGTCTACTTCTAAAAGTAATTCACTAAGATATTTAATATAATCTTGATTATGCATTTGAAGAGTTCTAACTTGTTGAGCTCTTAGCATACCTTGATCCTTTTCATCATCTATATAAAGAACTCCATCTGCAATCATTCTATAAATAGTTTCTTCACTATTTCTACCAAGTAACGACTTTGCTAATAAAAGAATATCCATCTTCATTTTAGCAATAGCCATTTCTCTATGATAAGCAACTATATTATAAAATACTTGATAAGGAGTAAGCAAATCTATTAAACTAAATCTTCCATAACCAGGAAGAAGTTCCATCATTCCATTATAAGGAAGTTTGCCGTTTCTATTATAAGCTATAGCTCTTGCCTTATACGGATAAATAGCATCATTTCTTGTTCCTATTCTTATTGATTCATAAACTTGAGGTTCGAATATATATTCTATATCTAAATCCCCCGTAGAGGGATTTAATTGATAATCATCCATTTCTATTCGTTGACTTATCAAGCCAGCTTCATTTACATAAGTAACAACAGCTTTTCTTTCATCTCCTCTCCAAACAGCGTGCCAAACATCAATTAAATCTCCATTAATATCTCTTTTAAGAATTGGTTGTTTCTTAAACAAAGCTCTTTCTTCATTAGTAAACTTAGCACATATATCTTCACAATATCCCATATAGTTATCAAATCTAAAAGGTTCTGGAGTACTACCATTACCTCTTTCATAATATTTTGTAAGAAATTCTTTTTGTTTTTCAGTAAGATATTCATCAAATTCATCAAGTATTTGTTGTAAAGACATTTTTCTTCTTTCAACAAACATATCATAATCTTCTACAAATTGAGAATCATTTGGAACAGGATATGCATCCAAAACACTAACAGTCCTCTTTATTAAATCTGTACCAACAACATCTCCGTATGTATAACATTCTCCAAATGTAACAAAATCAAAATATAATTTTGTATAAAATAAAGTATCTTCAGTAATATCTCTAATTACATTTAATATATCTTGACCTTGAGCAGATATATCATCTATATAATTTTCATTAAATTCTTCTATAAACTTTTGGACATCTATTTGCTGTTCAGGATTAAATTCTTCTGGATTTCCACCTCGATTTATAAATTCAGCATAACTTCTTTGAATTTCAGCAGCTATTGCATTTTGAACAAGCATATTCAATTCTTGTCTTAACTTAGCATCTCTACCTAAAACAACTTCTGGATTATTAGCACCAACTATAAAATCGTGAGGATTTTTATTATATTCAGAAATATATCTTCTTATAATTCCAGTAATTAAATCATAATTACGCATAGTAGCAGGAAAACGCTTATATTTTTCATTAGTAGCATTATAAGGATTTAATATCTTTTTATAAAATTCATCAGGTATTTCTCCGTGAAGAATTTTAAATCGTTTTATTAAATCTTCTTTATCTCTAATTCCTACTGCTTTTCCTATAACCCAATCACAACAATTAGCATACCATTCAGGTTTGGCTTTTGTTGCATTACTTACTCTTTGTTGAGGAAATTCATAATTTCCTAAAACAGGTAAACCTTCTGTCATAACTTAAAACCAATCTCTATTAAGTATATCGTTACTATCTACATTCTCCGCAGTTAACGGTTTTCTACTTTCTAATTCAAATTCTCCTTGAAGTTGCATAGCCTTCCATTCAATACCTCTAATTAACATTTCAGAAACCCTATCAAAGTTACCTTTACTATTCCACTTTTTAAGTTCAAGAATAGATTGATAATCATATATTGTGTGAAAATTTCTTATAGGATTTCCAAATTCATCTTTGCCTATTTCTTCATAAAGAAACTCTTTAAGCAATCGTATACCTTCTAATTTATTACCAGGATTTATATTATAACCAAATGTTTTAGAATATTTTTCTTGAAGATTAGTATCCCAAACAAATAAAGGATCAAAAGATAAATAATGAAGAGCGTTCCATTTTCTAAAATTAGAAACAGTTTCACCTCTATTTGTTTCAACATTTGTTGTTCCTACACAATTATAATATTGTGCTAATTGATAACAAATCCTATCAGCTTCTTCAAGTTTTTCTGGACGACCATAATATGCAGCAACTAATCTTTGTTTAAATCCATTTAACGGATGAGGATTCATCCAAACTTTTATACTATTATGAGAATTTTTATTTGTTATTTCATCTTTTTCCTTATCAATACCAACAGGGTCATAAGTTATACTATATAATCCTATTGGAACTTCTTTTATTCTTCTACCATCTATTATTTGTTCAACTTTTTCTGGATGAAACCATATACGAATACATCCGTGAGGATCTTCATTTGCTCCTCTTGGAACACTGTAAATCCAATCATAAACTTTCTTACCTTCTGCTTGTAAACGAGCATTAGATTTAAATATTATTTGTTTATTTTTTTCTTCAAAAGCTCCATCAGTATAAAATTTTAAATCACTATCTACTCTTAATCTATCTTCCCAAGCACTAAGTTCATCAGAACTAAAAATGTTATCAGAACTATTGCTAAAACTTTCAGAAGGTTTTAAAGCATATTGTCCTAAATAATTAATATAATCAGAATAAGTTTTAGAACTTTCCTTTTTCTTTATTCTTTCTTGTTTTGCTATTTCAAGTCCTACTAACAAATTACTATTTCCATCAACATCCATTCCTTTTACATCCCCAATCTGTCCTTCAAGTCCCCAACAATAAGGTTTAAAAAAACCACAAACTCTATTTCTTGCATCATCATCCCAAACATCTTCAAAAGGCATAAAATTATATGTTTTAGGATTATAAAAGTTTTGTTCAAAAACTTGCATATTACCAGTAGTAGCAGTTCCCCAAGCAGTAAGATTACCTGTAACATAACTACCTGTTCTCATAGCCGGTTCTGTAACAGACATAAACTTATCAAAGTTTTCCATAGTAGATAACTCTTCAACTTTGACAATAATAGCATCTTTACCAATAGCACAATCAGGATTGTTATGAGCAGAAACAGAAAGAAGAGCAGATTTCCAAGATTTATCAGCTTCAAGACCATTTGGTAATTTATATCCTAAACGAAAATCTGTTTTAACAGGACTTAATATACCTCTAACAAAAGGAGTTCGTTCTTCATAAAATCTTAAATCTGCAATAGCAAAGTCACTAAGACCTCCTCGATCAGTAAGATATTTAGAATCAACTGCAACGTGAATAACTACTTTTCTTGAATTACAATTTAATGTATTTGCAGAATCAGAAGCCATTATATAAGAAAAACCTCCACGACGAGTTTTATCAATAATAAGATGAAAACCGTTATTCTTTGCAAATTCCATTACGTGCCAAGTCCAATATTGAGCATCAATAAAACGAGGAAAATCAAAAGTTTTCTTAGCTGTACTAACTTTACCTTCAACAACGGAACTCTCATCAAGTCGTTCCATTCGAGTATAATTAAGAAAATTATAATGACCTCCAGTAATATGACAGTTTCTAATTGAACCATCTGGCATTAATAAACAAGGTGCAGTAAATCCATGTTTTCTTCTATATTGTTCTCTTTTACGAAGCTTTCTATGAGCAATACTATCAACTTTATAACTTGTATATTCTCCGTGTTCTCTATAATAATCAGCCATCTCTGTAAAAAGATATGTATTAACAAATTTTACACCAGGCTGTATATTCATAAGAAAACCACCACTATCTCCAATCAAAAACAAATTATAAGGGTCATAATATCCTGCTTCTGTTGCAGTTTTATATCTACTTTTATCTTCATTAATGAAATCAAGAAATGGATAACCAGAACTCATTTTACAAAAATTAAAATTATTGTACTTATAATTGCAGCAGTAGCTATACCTCCCATATAAATAGTTTTTCTTTTTTGTTTATTTAAACTTTCTGCAATTTCTTCATTTATTCTTATATACTCATCATTTTGTTCCATCAATTGATAATTTTCAAATTTAAGATTTTCTATCTGATTATCTTGAAGTTTAATATAGGATTTATAATTTAAAATAATAGAATCTTTCTCTAAACATATTTCTTTATATTCATTTCTTTCAAGTAACTTAATTGTAGCAATCTTTATATCATTTATAGGAATTTCAATTGTAGCTTGTTGTGTTTCCCCCGTAGAGGAAGAGTTCCTATTCGTCTGACCATACAAGTTCGTTAAACTTATTAACAACTGCGCTATCGTTAGAACTAAGAACATTATCTTTTTGTTTTTCATAACGCTTTTTAATTTGTGTTATTATTGAATCTTTACGAATAATATTATATTCTATACTATCTCGTTTTACAGTATATGTCGAATCTAATGTATGATAATACTTTAATTCTTCTTCAAGTTTATTTATATAACTTTCTTGAGATTGTATAAAACTATTTTTGAGTTCACATTTTATATAAAAAAATATAATAATACCCAATAAAATACCGAGTATTATTATATATACTTTATCTTGTTTATCGAACACTGACATAATTTTGTAATTTTTCTAACAATTCTTTTGTTATTTTCTTTTGAGCAGGAATACCAAGAATAAGACAACACATATAAGCTGCTGCACCTATTCCACGATTTACAGCATCATCAAATATTTCATTTGCCATCTTTTGGGATTTAAGTTTATCAAGTTCAAATTTATTCCAATAATCTTTTTTATATATTTCTTTTACATAATGAGTAAGCCAAGTATTTTTCTTTAATTCAGCACTTATCTGTTTATTTGTTTTTCCAGCTTTATCAACTTTATCTATAATATCCCAAATTTTAGCATCAGGATGAGCACGACGACTTATACCCATATAAGTTTCGCCACCTTTATCATTAGGATGATGACCATAACCACCTTCAGCATTAACTGTTCTCTTAAAAGCTATTTCAAAATTTGCCATAATTAATCCTCCAAAACTCTTTTAACCCAACCTCTAAAGAAAACACTTTGAGTAGCATCTCTTTCAACTATAGCATTATATGCTTTAATTCTTTCGAGTTTGTATTTATAAACAAATAAATCTTCTTTTAAATATTCAAACGAATCTCTATATGATACAGATTCTTCTAAAGAATATTTAGCATCTTCAAAAGTAGTTTTCCAAAATTCTACTTCTTGATTTAACTCTGTTATATTAGCATTTAAATTTATTATAGAATCATTTAAACACTCTGCATAATTTTTTATAGCTTTATAACTAACATCATCTTGTTTTTTAATTGAACAAGAAGATATAGTTAAAAGAATAAAAAATAATAAAAATAATTTTCTCATATTAAAATAAAGTGTTATCAAATTCTCCTGCTGCAATTAATGCTTTTCTTCTATCTTGAAGAATAGTAATAATCTCATCACGAAGATATTTCATTTTATAAAATGTTGTTTTTGGTTTAGGATTTGGTTTAGTATGATATCCATCTACAAAAAGTTTTGGCATACCATATTCATTTAATACAAAATTTCTATCTATATGACAAAGCCATAAACCGGCGCAAGGAATATTCAATATTGTTTCTACAAACAAGGCATATTGTGAAAGTTGAAGATTATATATACTACCATTACAATTTTCTAAATGATCAACAGGAGGAAGTAAAAATTCATCTTTATGAACAAATTCGTTAGTATGTTGATTTGGTTTAACACTCTTATCTTTTTTATAATATCCTGCTTCAAATTTAAGACCACCTCTATTAGTTTTCCAATCTCCAATAACAAATTGATCTTCTCTTAAACAAAGAATATCAATAGTACCAGAAATTAAATAATCTATAAGAAATGCTCCAATCTCAGAATATATTTTATAATCTCTATCTACATAATATTGAAAAACATTATAAATATCAGGATATTTATTTTCAGTAGCATCTCTAAATTCTTTTATATCGAGTTGTTTTATATGCTGATTAATATCAGGAATATCAGCAACTGTTATCATTTCTCCATTATCTCGTTTCATATATTTAACAGCTCCATTAAACATAGAAACGGCTTTTATATTATCTTCAAGATTATTATGATATTTTGTCCCTTGTTCACAAGCTTCTTTTGTAATAGTATTCCACTGCTTTTCTAAAGCACTTTCTGAAATACCAAGTTCTTTTGCTTTCTTATGAAGCCAATAACTTTTATCGAACTTAGGGACATAAGAATGAAGGAGCGTAGTAGTAGATAAATAACTACGCCCATTTGTATCTGTATATTTATGCTCATCTTCTTTGAAGATAAGTTTTACTTCTTCATATCTTTTATCCCTAAGTTCCATAATTTATTTTTAAAATTTTTTAAATTCTTTTAAAATGTATAAAACATCTCTCAAATAATAATTTTCTTTTCTCGCTAAACAAAATTTTACTTCTACACAATCATCTGCAAAATCAGGACAATTTGGATCAAATTTAAGTTTAATGATTTTTATTTTAAAATTAAAAAATAAAATTTTAAACTTCATTTTAATTCCTCTTTCAATAATACCAGAACCACTAACATTTTTCAAAGGTTTTTTGGTTCTTTCTTCATAAAGTTCATAGGATATTATTTTCATAACAAAAACATTTTAAATAAAAACTCCCACAAATATCAACACACACACTTATTCCGTTGATAAACTGTTTATAAATAAGTTAATGTATAACCCCGAAAATAATATTTGTGGGAGTAAGTTGTTAATCTTCTTCGTCTGCATCCATACTACTAAGTATTTGAATACCACCACGAGCCATTTTTATTTCTTCTTCATTTCTTAAATTATCATATGCTTGATTAAGTGATTTAACTAAATCGGGAATAGCTTTCACTTGACCACTAACATTATTTATCATACCTAATATATTAGGAATGTCTTCAGGAGCAATAACTCCTCTAAGCTTATTATTCAAATATTCTATTATTCTATCTGCTGCAAGATTACAAACGTGAAGAGCTTTATTTAAATTCTCAATTGTAATACCAGCTTCAGTAATACATTGTTTATAATATCTTTTAGCAATTTTCCAAACTAATTCATCTGGTTTATAATCTTTATCAAGATTAAAATTTTCAATAGCTTCTTCTATACATTCAGAATCAGAAAGACCTCTTTGCTTACAAGGGCCTTTTGGATCACCTAAATAATATATAACTCCGCAATCTCCAATATATCTTCTTTTGTCAGGAGTATTATCTCTTGTATAAAGCTGTAATATATCTTTATCAAGAAGTTGTCTTGGATTTGGAGCTTTAGGCAAACCTGTATCATCTATTGTAATTAATTTGTCTATATCAAGTTTCATCTTCTAATCTCCATATTTCTTGCCAGGCATCTTCAACATCTTGGTCAAATTGCACCGGATTTAATAATGTAATTGATAAAATAAACATATCAGCATAACTTTTTCCACACTTTAAAATAAGTCTTTCATATTTCTTTCTATTATTTATTATATTCTCTCTTGTTATCTTTCTCAATCTATCTTTATTCTCAGCAATTTTTCTTGCTTCTATATAACACTCTTTAGCATATTCTTTTAAATCTTCTCTACTCATATACCTTTTAGCAATTTTAAGAAGATATTTCTTTTTATTAAATTCTATCTTAGTCTGATTCTTTTTAAATTTACCAATATAAGGTACAGAAACTATTTTATTATCAACTATTGCTTCCCCCATTTCTTTATCATATTCAGCAATAATATCCCTAATCATACATTCCTCTACGGGGGAAATTCCATTAATCAAATTTATAATATCATCTCTTTTATAAACAGTTACATTAGGGAGTTTACTCATATTTATTCTTCTACTTTTTCAAAATAAGGGTCGATATTTTTACCGACTATAACTCCTTTTATAGAACTGACTGGAACAATTTTAAACTCAAGACAAAAGATATTAGAACTATTTTCTCCTTCTAATTGACGACTAATAGCTTTCTTCCTAAGTTCTTCATCAGTATCAACATAAGCGGTAATATGTTCTGGAGTAACACAAGTAGAAACATTTAAATGACTTCCTCTTTCAATCTCACTTGGATCAATCAAAACTCTTTGACCAACTTCTGCATCAACTCTTAATTCGCCTTCATTGAATTTAGCAAGCAAAGGAACAACACTAACAGACCTTCTTTTATTAGTATTAGACTTTGCTGTAACAACTAAATCAAATATACTCACTCTGTATCGTAAGGCAACAATACAATAATACTGAGGAAGTTTTACATTAGAAACCAATTTTTCTAATTGTTCCTTAGTGATTTCACTTTCCTTAGTAGGAACATTAATTGCATACTTTGCGTTTTTAGATTCAAGTTTTAACATAACTAATTAAGTTTTAAGATTAAATATTCCGTGTTTATATTTCTTAAATCGTATTCTTTTTTGATATATACTGTTCTATCATATTCAGTTCCTATAATTCCTTTTTGAATCATACCTTCAAAAAAGTAATTATAATTTCTTTCATTTCCACCAAATAATTTAGAACATTCTATACATAATTGTCTAAAACTTCTAAATTCTTTATCAGAATAAAGAAGAGTATAATAAATACATTTTTCTCTAAATTTAAGTCCTAATAAATTAGATATTGTTTCAAATAAAGAATTAAATCTAAAATATTCTTTATCACAATAGACATCGAACTTAGTTATTTCGTCATTTTCTACAAGTATCAAATTATCCTTTTCAATATATTGTTTTGCATCACTTGTAGTATCTATTTTAAGTTTCATACCTATATTATATTTATGATTGATAAAAATAAATTTTTCACAAAAATACAAAAATTATTTGCAAAATCAAAAAATTTTTTGCAACTTTGTCGTCAGAATCACACCTTAGTATATACGCGCAGGCGGGCGCGCATTAACGCACGCACGCAAATAAGGAAGCCGTAGGCTTACTTATTATATTTTTTTAAATATGAATTAATTTACATAGTAAATTAATGAATCTATTATATAGCAATCAAGAATAATCATTAATATACTACTGTTATATTAAGGTATATAGATATGGAATTTTTATTTCATTATTATCAAAATATAAATGAGCAACTTTAATAACTTCTATTAAATGAATATAATTAATGGGTTCGCTTGCATCTCGTCCCTCACTTCGTTCGGGACTACGATGCGCTCACGATTGGCGATTACTTGCATTTCCCCGTAGAGGAATGAGTGCATATCATTGGACATCTGATTGTTCTTTATTAATTATAATAATTTGTAGATAATCATTAATATCTTTGATAATAATTGATAGACGAGAATAATGACGAGCAATAAAGATTGCGAGGAATTTTGCGCCGAGAATTAATAATCTGTAAAGATAAAGGACAAGATATGTATAAAAGTGATAAAAGTAGAGGATTAGATGTTAATAAAAATAAAGGTAGAAGAATAGTTGTTTCAACTAAAAATAGTTTTAAAATACAAGCAGAACCTTTATATAAATATAACTTTCTTGAAAATGATTATAGGATAGTTCCAACTCCGTTTGATATAAAAGAAAGATACGATGATTATCCAAATATAAATTATTACGATAATTGTATAGATTTTAAATATAGTATTATTGATATTAGAGAGTTTGGATATGTATTTGAAAGACTTAGTAAAGGTTCTATGAGAGTTTTAATAAATATGCTATATAATTTAGAAAATGATACTAATTTAGTTAAATTCAATATTAATGAATTTTGTAGATTTAGAAAAGAAGAATCTGCAAGAGAATATGCTATTTATAAAGAACTTATAGAAAATAATTTGATTGTTAGAACTAATCAAAAATGTACATATATAATAAATCATAATATATTTTATAAAGGAGATTTAAATAAATTTAGAGAAAAATATTATAGATTATATTCTGATTATGAATTAGAATATAATGAAAAAGGAGAAGTTATTATTTCAAATATATAAGTTATGGAATGGTTATTATTATTTGCAGTTATAGCAATAATGTTGCTATTAGGCTTTGCTATCGGTAAAACCGATAAACACGAAGAAACTCCTGATGAACAAGAACCTGAAATAATTGTTCACGGTGAACCTACTCCTACTGGTACTGTATTAGATTTAGTTGCATTATCTTTGTATGGTTATGGTAGTTTAGCAGAAAACGCTCCTATTAATCCTCCTTATTCATTTTTCTTTTTTATAGTTAAATATAAAAATACTAAAAATAAAGTTCATTATGCTTTGGGTGTTAGTAGAGGATTTGAAGATATAAGAATTATTAAAAATTCTTATTATGATCAAGTAAGTGATTTTACAAGCGAAAGAATTGAAAGATTAATTAAACCTTTCGATATGTTTGTTGATGATATTTCATTTAATAAATTAGTCTGTAATTATAGAGAAGGCGCTATACAAGAAATTATTAAAAAACTTTAATAACAAAAATCATTAATAATTTTTAATTTAAACTTTTAAAACTATGTTAGCTATTTGGATTATTTTATGCTTTATTATCGGTTTTGTTCTTGGACATTTTCTATGGACTAAAACTAAAACTAAAATTGTTAAAGTTAATGTTGATGTTCCAGTAGAAAAAATTGTTAAAGAAGAAGTAGAAGTTAGACCTTCTGATTATGATGAATATCTTGCTTGGAAAGAGCATAAAGATGATTGGATTAATTTAAAGAGTATGATTCCAGATGTTACTATTCAGGATGATGTTAAGTTTGATAAAATTTTGAAAGCTATTGATAGAGTGCTTAATGAAACCGAAGGTGGAGAATTAAGTACACCTAAAAAGAAAAAAGCAAAGAAAGAACATAAAGAAAATAAAGAAAATTAAAAACAAATAGGCGATTATTGTATTCGATAGTCGCCTATTATTATTTTTGTTAATATGGAAGATAAAAAAGATAGTGAAGAATTTGCTAAAAAGATAGCAAAAGAAGCATCTGATATAATTGTTAATCAAGTTAAAGATGAATTGGAAAAAGATTTTATTAAAAGGAAAGAAGAAAACGATAAATACTTTTGGAGTTAAACTTTCTCAAAAAGATAAAATTAGAATTTGGAAAAATATTAAAAGAGAATTAGATAAACGAGAAGTTGAACGATATAAAAATGGTTGGCAATGAAAGAGAGAAATGTAAAAAAATTGAGTAGAGAAGAAATAGAAGAGATTAAGAGAAAAGAAAAAGAAGATTTAATTATTAGTAATATAGAAGGCGATTAATATGGATAATGATAAAGAACATATAGAAAAAGAAATAGAAGAGAAAAATAAAAAGTTAATGGAAGAGATAGAGGAGAGAGAAAAACAATTGTATAATAAATCATCATTAAAACATTAATTAATATGAGTAAATGTGATGATTGTAAATATAATTCTGGATTATGTAAAATTTGTATTAAAGATAAATTGTTTTATGCTGGAATAGATTTTGGTAAAGGAGATGATAAAACTGAAGTAAAGAAATTGTTAATATATTATAGAGATAAATATAAATAGAGAAAATAGATATAAAGATAAAAAATGTTGAGAAGATAAAGTAGAAGATATAAATAAAAAAGATGAATGAAATAAAAAGAGAAGAAGATGATGGAGATAAGGGAGATAAGGAAGAAGAAGATGATGAAGATAGAAGAGTATATAATGGGGATAAAGATGAAAGAGGAGATAAAGAAGATAGAGATAGAATAGGAGATAAGAGAGATTTGGTATATAAATGAGAGGGAGAATCTACTTCTGTAACACCCCCGGCTATTGCAAACCGTTTTGACTACCCCCGTCATTGAGATATATGTTTTGCCTCATACAGGGTTACAGGTAATCCGGTTCAATATTATGAACCAACTCTCGTTCAGTGATTTGGTCTGGCTGAACGATGAGCTGAAAATGCAGACCAATAACTTCTAAAAGACAAAGATATGGGAAAGTCTAAAGAAGAAGTAGTAGCTCAGAACGCTATTCGTGACACACGGAATGTTCAATCTCTTTTTGCACCGAAAGGATATTGCAAAATTGTTCGTGTTGAAGACGCGAACAAAGTTGTAGTTGATGGTGCAAATCCTAATGGAGGAGATGAATGGATTCTGCTTGGCAAAGTTATTGCTTTTGCGGAAGTCAGCGAACTCTTCCGAGTCATCAAGAAGTTCTACAAGGATAAGCTTGTGTCCGATATGGACATCATCAGAGCTATCTTGTGCAAATTCGCCTTTTCGCTCGATTTCATCGAGCACAAGAAAGGCGACAAGTACATCGTTGATGATGAAGAGCGTGAAGTCAAGTCCGACGGTTTTCACGAGAATTGGGACAGCTTTGTTGTTGGCCCAATGAATCAAGAGGTGAACGAGAAGATGGAGAAGGCGTTGGAGTTTGACGAAGATGCCATCAAGTTCTTCTTCGTGCCTCGTGAGCGCAAGGTATTCAGCTTCTGAGTACAGATAAAGAGGAAGATGGGTGCAGAAATGCACCTATTCTTCCTCTTTTCCTCATATAGACCATTCAGATTTCGGTATTGATTATAAACAATCCAATATTCGAATTAATATCAATCGTGTACAAGTTGATATTGTATTTGTTTGTTTAGTTGTTTATTATGATATACTGTTGTGTTCCCGACTAATCAAATAATTCGATTTGTGGTATTGGTAACTAAATCGAATTTGGATGTTGTAAGTGGCCAATTACAACACATATTGCAATAAGAGCTGACCTGTGCAGAGTAGCTACATCTTATTGTCAATATGCAGAGTATTATTGTTAATCACAGGATTTAAAATTATCAGATTATGGAGATAGATATGCCAATACATATCTATCTCGTTTTTCTTTTGCCTCATATAGACCATTGAGATATCGGTTATAATATTAACAATTATAACTATGGGATTATTTAGCATCATTTATGTAGTTGTCTATAACGCGATGTACTGAATAGTGAAGCGTCAAAAAGTCTGGGAACTGATATAGATAATTATGTAGATGATGCTATTGCTCTCCATATTTCTCCTCTTCCCCTTCTTCTTCCCTTTCCTTTAATAGAAGATAGTATCGCTCATTCTATAGATAATATAAAAAATTTTCTATCTATCTTGTTGTCATTAACAAATAATAGATTATTTATTATATTATCTATATCTTATATACTTTTTAATAAATTTATAATATTTAGAAAAAATATCCAATTTATAATATTATGTTTTTATGGATTATCATTATGCTATTTAGCATCTTAGTTATAGCATTTGTTTTAAGTCTAATAGTTGACTTTATTAAACACTTTAATAACACTAAAAATTAATTTATTATGAAAAGGTATTCGATTTCTTGGAGAAACGGAGATTCTCGTAACAATGTAGATGTTATTTCTTCTACATTTACTAAAGCGCTTGAATATTGTAAAACAAAAGTAGAAGGATTTATTTGTGACAATGTAACGAGCGTTTATGTATATGATGATGTAATGATTGCTGAATAATATGAATAAATATACAATTAAAGAAATCATAATGTGGATAATTTTATTGCTCACATTATGTTTTTCAATTATTTCTGTATATAATTCTTTTGATAATTCAAGAGAATATTATTTAATTGAAAAAATTGATGAACTTCAACTTCAACTTAACAACATTGAACAACATATTAATTATATGGAAATTCAATTAGAAGAAAATCTTGTAGAACTTGATTAACTTTAAATAACTTATTTTTATTAACAAATTAAAACTTTATTATTATGGAAGAAAATGAGAAAACTGTTGCTACTTCTACTATTGGTAATTTTGAAGAAGTAGTGAAGAAACTTATGACTCTTAATAATGTTCATCGCTTTAATAATCTTCGTATTAAAAATGTCAATATTAAAGAGAATGAGGACAATGATAGCTATCGTGTTGTCTTTACGGTAATCCCGAAGATTCCTGGATATATTCCGGTAATCGACGCTAACACTGGCGAAACTAAGCGAGTTCTTGGTGAAACTAATCTTGTTTATTCAAGCAATTTTGGTCTTGCTGGTATGTTAAAAGAAGATGAAGAAAAAAGTTGGATGGCCAATAGTGTTGTTGAACATCCTACTGTAATTAATCTTCTTTTCAATGGAGGTAGTATTGATATTATCCAACATATTGTACCAGCAGGTGAGGCATATCATAACCCTTTTACCACCAAAGAAAATCCTGAAGATGTAGTATTTGATAATGAAACCATTATCAATTATGTTGTTGGATTTAAGTTTGGTAAGACTGGAGAACGATTTGCTGATAAACTTGCTGATAAGTTGATGGGTAATATTTAATATTATTATATTACTGCCAATAATTTTTATTGAATATCTGATGTATTCTATCCCATATCTTTGCATCCATATTCTTTAAAAATTATTGGCAGTTTTATTTTGTATTTAGAAAAAAATTGCTTAAATTTGCAATCAAATAAACAATAAACAAATAAACAAATAAACAAACACAATTTTATTATGGCTAAAATTAATGATGTTCTTAATGATGAACAAAAGGCTAAACTTCAAGAAGTTAAAAACAATTCTCGTCGTAATTTTAATAATAAAGAAGAAAAAGTTTTTCGTTCTAAAAAATTAGAAAACGGACTTCCCTATGCAACACAATTTTATAAGAATCATCTTGTAAAAATTGCACTTCTTATCAAAAACAATGCTGAATTTAGAAGAATGTTAAGTCTTGCTATTAAACAAGATTTAATTGCAAATGGAGAATGTAAACCTGAAGATAAAATTTATATTTCTTATTATTGGAATAAATATTCCATTTCTATTAATGGATTAAAGAGAGAAGAATTTTATGCAAATAAAGATTTTGCTTCCTGTTTTGCAGTAGCGAATAACTTGTTTGCTTCTTATTCTATTTCTATTCTTGAAAATTTCCTTGTTAATGAATTTGAGAAAGACATCATTAATTATGATGTTGTAGAAGAATATACTTCTATTCTCAAATTAAAAATCGATAAAAATGTTGTTGAAGAAGAAAATGGAAGAGAATGAAGTGAAAATTAATGAAGAACTTCTTTTTCAAGATTTTGATGATATTAATTATAATCTTGAAGAAGAAGATTCTTCTAATATAGATTTAAATTTAGATTTAGGATATTGATATGAGACATATTAAAGCCAACAGACACAAAGGTTCTGGTAGACCTGGTGCAGCAACACACTATGTTACTGTTCAAGTTAAGAAAGCTGCTGAATTTTGTGGAGATAAAATTCATAAAACTTTCAGAGTTGGAACAGAATATGCTATTGAAAGGCATAATAATATAATGTATTTTGTTCGTCAAGGTAAATATAACGGTTCTGATATGCATTATCGGAAACAAGCTGCATATTATGCTAATAAATAAACTTGGCGAAGTATAAACGCTATCCATTTAATTTAATTATTGAAAATTATACCTCGTCTGTCGTGAGATACACGAGGTATTTATGGGCTTATAGCTCAATCGGTTAGAGCAGTAGACTCATAATCTAAAGGTTACAGGTTCAAGTCCTGTTAGGCCCACTAAACTTATAAAAGATTTTAGTAATGTAAAATCAATAAAAGTTGCAAATTTTATTGATATATATCATTATAAAGTCTTTATACACCTATAAGTTAACGATAGTGCAATATTGTTGGTGTATGTGATATTGAAAACTAATATGTGAATAATAAGTAACATATTCGAATAGTTAGTTAAAGTACCGAAGTACAAGGAAACTTTTAGACTATTATTTATTTTATTGCTCTCGTAGCTCAACCGAATAGAGCAACAGATTTCTAATCTGTGGGTTGCAAGTTTGAATCTTGTCGAGAGCACAATTTTATTAATAATAATTAATATGAAATTATTTATTATATCAACATTATTAATTATATCTTTAATAATGTGTTTTTTACCAGTTTTACTTTCTTTACTTGATAAACTTGATTTTAATAAAGCTTTTAAAATAACAAAAATTTCTTTTATAATATTTATTATAATATTTATAATTGCTGGAATTAATGGTTACACAGTATTTAAATAATATAATAGACTTTATAGTTCAGTTGATAGAGCACAGCACTTTTAATGCTGGAATCTTGAGTTAGAATATCAATAAGATTACAATAAATATAATTAATATGAAGTTATTTAACAAAAATAAACAAGAAAAGATGAATCAGAATAATTCCTCTACGGGTGAAACTCAAAAAATCAATGATAATGTTAATCATCCAAGTCATTATAATCAATATCCTATTGAAATTATTGATATGATGATTGCTGTATTTGGTAAAGAAGCTACATTTCATTTTTGTTTATTAAATGCTTTTAAATATCGTATGCGTACTGGATATAAAGATGATATTAGACAAGATTTAGCAAAAGAAAAATGGTATCTCAATAAAGCTAAAGAACTTGATAAAAACTGTCAATATTCAGAAAAATATAAAGAATTTTATAATAATTATGAATTGGTTAAAGGAATCGAATAGAAATAAACATTTTTTATATGCTATTCCTATTGGTTTTATTTTTACTATTCTATGTGTACTTGGTGTTGCAAGTGGTATGGAATATAAAGATAAACTTAAAGGTGGCATTTGGGATTGGAAAGACTGGTTTGCTACTATATTAGGTGGTTTAATTGGTCAAATTTTACAAACAATTTTGATATTGATTATTAAATAAATAATAATAAATGCCTTGGTGGTGGAATAGGTAGACACGAAGGACTTAAAATCCTTTGACCAGCAGTGGTCGTGTGGGTTCGAGTCCCATCTGAGGCACAATAATAGATTTTATATATTATGAATGAAAAACAATTAACAATTATTGGAACAATTCTATTGATAATAACTAATATAATAGTTATTATATTTGGAATTAAAGCATTTAATTCTAATATACCTATTTTATATATTATATCATTATTGCTTCCTATCGGTATGTTGTATTTTGATTATATAGTTGTTAAATATTTTATAAATAAATACAATGAACGAAAAAAGAAAAATTAATTGGACAGCTGTAATAGCTACAATTTTTACTATTATTTGTACTATTGTTGTTATTTATGCTAATATATTTTGTATAAAAAACAAAATAGATTGGTATTATATTGCTTTAATAGATGGTATTAGTTTTACTATCTTAGGTGTATTTTATTATGTTATTATAGAAGATATAATTTGGAAAATTAAACATAAACAAAAATGAGTTATATTTTATTAATTTGTTTTTTAATTTTAACAATTTGTATAATTGCATTAACAATTTATGCAGTAAAATACTATATAACATTTAATTCATTTATATTTGATACTGATACTCTTAATCCTTTTATATTAATATATTTGGATGATGATGAAGAACCGATTTATGTTCATAAATCAAATATTATAAGTGTACATTTAAATGATAAATTAAGTAATACATACGATATTACAATAACTTGTACAAATAATAAAGTTTTCGTAGAAACATATGAAAATATTGAAAGTGCACAAAAACGATTAAGTGATTTGTTGTTTGAATTAAGCTATGAGTAAATATAAACAATATTGCATATATAACAAATATACAAGAAAAACAGAATTATATGGTTCTTATCAATATTGTTTAGAATATTATAATTCTCAAGATAGTACATTTAGAAAACAAAATAAAATAATACCTTACAACAATGATTAAACTTTCTACTGTTAAAACTGAGTACATTACAGATAATCAAACATTTGTTAAATGTATTCTTAAAACAAAACTTACTGATAATAAAAGTAAAGATAAAAATAAAGATAAAATAGGACTTCCTTTACCTCCATTTGTAGGTATTGCTCATCTTCATAAAGAAGATGAATTCAATTATGAAGTTGGTTGTCGTATTGCTTTAGCTAAAGCTGAAAGAATAGCTTATAAAAGAGTAGGCAAAGGTATAGCAGAAGAATATAAAAGTCTTACTAATCTTACTAAAGATTTAGATGATTTTATTTATAAAGCTGAAAGTATGGTAAAACATAATACTGAATATATTAAAAAACTTTCTAATTGTTCTGAAAAAGAATAAATTAATTTTAGTGTGTAATAGATTTGTGTTAAGTATTGGGAGTTAAATACTCCCAATATATTGTAGTATGGTGTAATGGTAGCACAACAGATTTTGGTTCTGTTTGTTCAGGTTCGAATCCTGATACTACAACAAGAGATAAACATAGCGTTATTTCACCGTTTTCTATATGTATTAGTGATGTTTTACATATATTTTATGTTTATCTTAATAGAGGGTATGTAGTTATCAAAGATGAATAGATAAAATTGCCATAGCATCATTTCGTAAGGGATAGACAAAGCGCATTTTGATTCTTTGATACCTATATGCCCTCTATTTTTCTTTATTGTTATAGGATTGTATAATTGTTCAGTTATTATACATCTATGCTCACGGAGGATAAAATCAAATCAAATTTAAAAATAGTTATTAAATTTTATGAAACAAAGATTACTTCAAAAACAATGTACTATAATTAAATATTGGATTGGAAATATAAATAATGTTAGTGAATGTGTTTTAGCTACTACAAAATATGATGAAGTAGAAAAAATAATTAATAAACTTAAATTAAATATTATTTCAAAGGAAACTAAAGTGTTATATTATTATGCCACAATTCGCGTTTAGTTTAGATAAAATTAATAATCATAAATGTGCTGCTTGTATTCATAGTCATAAAATTGTAAGCGGAGATAATGTTTATTTTGAGTGTTTCCCCGTAAAGGATTATGCTACAACAAAAATAGCTATTGATAATTGTAATATATTTAGAGATACAAATAATAAAATAAGAGATGTTTACATTGCTGTTATGATATATATAATATATCCAGAATTTAAATGTAAAACATTAGAATTAGGTGCTGTATTTAGAGGATTTAATGGTACAGATGATGATTTATGGAAAGAATTAAAGAAATCTGACTTTTATGATAGAGTTAAAGAAGCATTACCTAATATTGGTTATAGTAATAAAACATTATTTGAACCTATTTTATTTGCTGAAAGAGAAGTTCATTCTAATAAATGGAAAATAATAAGTAAAATAGTTGAAAAAGAAGTTG